TTGAGCAACTTTCTACAAAACTAGAGAAGTTGATTGCAATACAAGAACAACGTGATTTACCGCCTTCTACAGAAAAATTAAATGAAGATGAAGCTGAAGAAATAGAAGCAGATGAAATAGACGTAGATGCTGAATCTGATGATGCAATAGAAAAGGAAGTAGATGAATCATGTGGCAAACCTCATAAGGAAGGGTTCTCTCCAAAAGACCTTCTTAACATAACAAAAGAAGAAGTATATGCATATATGGAAAGAGCTGGATCAAAGAATCCTCAAATTCAAGATATTATTTATGAACAAGCAGAAACAGCAGCTAAATCCTCACGACCTTTATATGTTTTAAAACAAGTTGTGAAGATATTAAAAAATAAAAAATAATATTGGGAAACAAAATGGACCGAATAGTAAACTTATGTAGAATGAAACGAAGCGATCAAGGAACTCGTGGTATTTTATTTGCTGACTCTTTTCATTGTCAAACAATAGAGTTGCCATGGAGGGATAATAAACGAAGCATATCGTGTATTCCCGCTGGAGAATATCAAGTGAGTATAAGACAATCTCCAAAATATGGTCAAGTATATCATGTCAAAGAAGTTCCTGGTAGATCATATATTTGTATACATACAGGAAATTTTGCAGGTGATAAACATAAAGGTTATCGAACAAATGTTGCTGGATGTATTTTATTAGGTCAACGCCGAGGTCTTTTATATGGGCAATGGGCAGTTCTTAATTCAAGAATTACAATCAGACGATTTATGACCCACATGGAACTTGAACCATTTACATTAAAAATACATGAGGCATTTTAAAATGAAATTATGTGATTATGGTTGTGGACAAGAAGCTAAACATCAATTTAAAAATAGCAAATGGTGTTGTTGTGATAATGTAAATGAATGTATATCTTTTAAAAATAAGAATAGCGAATTAAAGAAAGGTTTCTTGAATCCAGCGAAACGCCCAGGCGTTAGGATTAAATTAAGTAATGCAGCAAAGAAAAGATTAAATATGTTTGGAGAAACTAATCCAGCAAAGAGATTAGATGTTAGACTTAAATTATCAGGTGTAAATAATCCAAATTGGAGGGGTGGTATTGATTGTGACCCTTATTGTGATGCTTGGGCAGATCCAGAATATAAAGAATCTATAAAAGAAAGAGATGGATATAAATGTATTAATCCTATGTGTAAAAAAATAAGTAATTATATATGTATCCATCATATTGATTATAATAAGAAAAATTGTAGTCCTAAAAATTTAATAACTTTATGTTATTCTTGTAATAGTACTGCCAATTTTAATAGAGAATGGTATAAATCTTGGTATGATGCTATAATTTTAAGAAGAACCTATTAGAGGAGATATATAAAATGATGGGATTAGATGTAGTTCTTGGAGGGATCACAGGTCTGATAGGGAGTATTGCAACCGGTTGGATGAATTTCAAACAAATGAAACTTAAAAATGAACATGAACAAAAAATGGTTGCTTTAGAAACAGCATCAATGAAAGAAGAAGCAAAAATGCAGATTGCTATAACTAAAACAGAGATTGAAGGAGCTGTTGAACTTGCAGATGCTAATGTATATATGGAAGGACAAAAAGCTGCAAACCAGAAATCATTTTCAGATGAATGGATTAATAAGCTATTTTCTGTAGAAGGAAGGATGAGATTTTTTTCAATCCCTATAGCTGTAATTTTAGCAATGGCGTTTGCTTTTATTGATTTTTTAAGAGGAATAATGCGACCCGGTCTCACTTTATATTTAACTGGTATGACAACAGTTATTACATGGATGGCATGGAATATAATGCAAAAACATGCTTTAGAATCTATGACTACCCAACAAGCAATAGGGATATACAATCAAGTTGTTTCAATTGTCATTTATCTTACCGTAACATGTGTTTGTTGGTGGTTTTCGGATAGGCGAATGTCAAAATTTTTACAACAAATGTATAAGGGAAAGAAAGAATAATGGGTGGTACAGGTACTTGGTTTAAGAGTTGGATTGGCGGAGTTGCTGGATTGGTTGTTATATGTACTGCAATCCTTGGTGCTATAACTTGGCAATATACCACATTTGCAACCGACGAAGAAGTAAAGGTTGTAGATAAAAAAGCATGTGATAATGTTGCACAGTTATCTGAAAAAACTCTCAAGGGGTTTGAAAAATTTACTGAAACTTTAGTACAATTACAAAAAACTGATAGACGATTTGATCTTAAAGATAGTTATGATCAATTGATGGAACAAAAATATAGGATAATTAAATTACTTGAAAGTGAACCAAATAACGCTGAGTTAAAAAAAGATTTGGAAGTATGTTTAGGTAGAATAACTATGATAGAAGAAGAGCTGAAAGACCTCAGAATATCAAAATAAGAAAGGATATATAATGGTAGACTACAAAGAGAAAATTTTAAATCTCCTTGAAGAACATATGAGCGAAAAGGGATTTAAATTATGGAAAGGGATTACATCTATTATTCCTGATACATGGGATAAACCTACAGCGTCAACTGGAAAATATCATAAAAAAATGAACGGAGACGTCACATCTCAAGGTGAACATACATATCATTTATTATATACAACAGTTAAAATATTTAGAATGTTTAACATACAATCAAAAACAACTGATGCTGATAAAATGTTATTTGCAGCTGGATTACATGATTCTTTAAAATATGGAAACTTGGGGACAAGAAAACATACTGATAGAAAGCATGATAAAGAAGCAGCAGATATGGTATCATCAAATAAAAATACATTTTTAAAAGTATTAACAGAAGATCAATTTTATAGTATGGAAGAAATGATCCGATTCCACAGCGGGCAATGGAGCACTGATGTTCCGAAAGATAAACCATTTGATTTTAATGATTACAATCCGGAGACCATGTTTATTCATATGCTGGATATGCTCTCTACTGCCGATTGTCTAATGACTGATATAAGGGATTAAAAAAGAGGACATGTTAAATTATGGTAACCGTTCTAACTTCATATTCATTAGTTCCAGAATTACAACATTTTTTTAATTTATTTGTTGTAGGTTCCGAAGTTAATAGAGATTTAGTACCACCTCCTGTAGACATTGCGATAATATATATGCCAGAAAACTCATTTATTGAAATGCTATTTAATGATGACTATGCAGAACAATCATATGAATATAGATATATACAAGAAATAAATGTTGGATGCATACCACGATCAGCATTGACTAGAATACAAATATATCCAGGATCATCACAATATTTAACATTGGATGCTGCAGGTGATAATATTTTTAATTTGGGATCAGATGATTTTGCATTACTTGATGCATTGTTGGCGTTTAGAAATGGAGCAAATGATTCAACAAGTTTATTGATTATTGATTCAACATCCGCTTCATTCGATAGTACAGCAATAATTTTATATGCTAGTTATGAGTTTCTTTCTACTGAGCTATCGAAAATGATATATCTTTATTTAGTACTCGAGACACGAGGAGAGTTTAGTTTATATAATAATGACTTATTAATATCACAGATTGAAATGCTAGACGTTTGTTATGAATCATATTTAATAGATAAATACTTTGCGTTCATGACAGCAATCGAACCTGATCTAATTTATGATTGTAATTAAGGAGATTCAAATTAATGGCTCGTACCATAGATGATTTCTGGAAAATTCTTGAAGAAATTCAAGGAACAAGTACAGATTTAACTGATGCTGTTAAATCAATTGCTAAAAATGAAAAAACTGTATCTGAAAGGCTTTTTTCAAATATTATTGATCAATTAGCATATAATAGCAAAGATTATGAAAGGATAAGATCTTTTCTAAGAGACTGGTATGCGGCGCATAGATCGGTCACAACCTTTCAAGCAAATATATCAGACGTTTATCAAATGCCAAATGACCAGCTTGATGATTTATTTCAGAGTTTTGGTTATCCACATTCAACAGGTATAAGAGATCCTGTTTCTAATAACCCATCATTGAATAAAATTAATTTCTTTCTTGACCTTGTAAATCTTTATAAGATAAAAGGGTCTCCAAAAGCTCTCGTTGATGTTCTTCAATATTATGGTATTGTTGATGTTGATCTTTATGAAATGTCATTGCAATTCGATGATCGTCCTACCAGGTCTGCAAGTGATCTAATCTTTAAAGGTAAAATTGTATCAGGAACTACAGGAGATACTTCTCCAATATATTTGCCTTTTGATTTATTGACACAAGGTGATCCTCATTGGCTTCAAACTGAATCACAAATAAGAACTTTATTTAGTCAGAATATAATTAACTTTCCATCACAGTCACCGTACTTTACTTTGAAACCATTGTTCGATGAAGAAGCTACTGATGCAGCAACAGGTATTTTACAAAGGCATGTTCAAGATCAACATGATACATGGGAAGCTGCTGGATTTCCTCCAGAAGATACCAATCCCGTATTACCACAAGATGCAATCATTTCGATTACTGGAGATCAATGTTCGTTATTAACAATTTACTTATCTTCAATCTATATATTTAATAAACAATATACTGTAGGTGCACCTGCAACTCGTTTTGTATGTTATGATGGAACTAGTACAGCTGCAGCAGATATTATTGAAGAGTTTAGGGACATTACACAAAAACCATCCAGTAGAAGTGATCAGAAATCAAAACTGATAGAATACTTAGATGAATTTACAAGACCAATATCAGAAAACTTTTTACAAACATATAGTGATGCAGGAACAATATTAGCAATATTGAATCCTACGGTTAAAGCAAATTTAGATGGGCTTGCGACTGACCTTAATACTATTCTTGGAACATTATTAAAGGATCTTGGAGAATGGGTTCGTGCTAACATAAGTTATGGATTCATTAACATTAGTTATATTCTTTTTGGAATGGATTCTTTATTTAGCCAGCTTCAAGACGTTATCGAATTTTTCAAACCGTATCGTGCAAGAATAATTCCTCTTGAAATGTTACAATTAAGAAATAGATTATTCAATAGTATTATTATAGAAGATCGGCTTGCAACTACTTCTGATATAACTTTTCATGATTTTGCAATTGGAGATTCTATAGCATGTTGTTCTGATTCTACTTGTTTAGCTGAATATAGTCCAAGAGAATATTATGACTGTGGTTCATATCATGATATTGGTGCTGTTACAGATTTACCTGATGATGTAGACATTACTCTTGTAGATGAATATCATGATCGTTTAGTATGCCCTTCTTCTGATTCAACTGGTTATGTATCATCTGAACTTATTACAGAAACACACAATTTACCACAAGCAGTAGCTCTTTTAAATGGAGAAACAAGTATTTCTATTACATATCCTTCTGCTCAACCAAATACAGATTATGCATTAATACTTAATATGTATAATGAGACTGATGTTGTTCCATTACAAAATGCATTAATTGTAACTACTAAACATACAGACGCTTTTGAAGTTGAGTTTTCTTCTGCTCTTGATTCTGATAATTATTATATATCGTGGGCAATTATTGATCAAACAAGTACTGTAAGTATTTCAGGAGTTGAATCAATTTCTATTGCTTCTGATGAAGTAAGTGTTTCATTTGCTCAAGCAAGGAGTAATGTTAATTATTCTATTGCTTTATCTTTAGAGAATGTGACTGATGCAACTACAACTATTTTCACATATACAATTACAGAAAAATCAGTCAATGGATTTACTGTTAAATTTTCTGGTGCAATGTCAACCGCTAATTATTCGATTGGTTGGACTGCATTTGATCATGCAAGAGAACTATCAAGTCCTGTAGATGGGTGGCTTGCAATCCCTGATGGTGCTTCAACGCTTACTGTACCGATGGTTCCAGCAGAAATTTTTGATAATTATACAGTAGCAATGACAATTGTTAATACAGCTACAGATACTACATCAGTTTCACAATATAGTTATGTTGTTACAGAGAAAACAATTGATGAGGTTACTGTTTTATTCTCAGCCCCTATGGACTCTGCAAATTATTATTTATCATGGGCAGTTCCTATTACATCAAATTCTATTTATGAGTCATACACTTATAGACAAGAAGGTCAGATGAGAGGGTTTGATTCAGATATTTCATTTGATTGTACGTTTGGAATGGATCAAGTTGAAATAACTCTAGAAGAAAGATATAGTTATTTACTACAAGAAGATGGAGGTGACCTACTACAAGAAAATGGAGACCAAATAATTATTTAATACCTTTCAAGTTTTGAACCTTTTATATATGGTTATAAACTATATATCTTATATGGTTGATATCCTTTATTTTTAGAACAAAAAACAAAAGTAAATCTTATAGGAGTATTAATTATTTATGTCACAACTAAAAGAAGAGATTATGAAATTGGCAGCTAATACTATTTTAGATAACAAAGAAATTGCAAGAGTAGCTGGGTGTTCTTCAAGAACAGTTAATAGATATGCAGGATCACATTCAACTAGATGTAACTCAAAAATATCAGGTGATACAGAAGATATGTTTGAAATTCAAAAAACAGTACTTCTTCCTGATATTCATTACCCACATTATGAACCAGAGATAATGAGTGCGGTAGAAGAATTTATAATTGATTATGAACCTGATGAAATTGTATATATGGGCGATCAAATGTCATTGGATTGTATTTCAAGTTGGAATAAAAGAAAACCTTTATTGAAAGAAGGTCAACGATTGTTAAAAGAATATGATGATTTCGATTATCATATATTACAGACACATGAAAATATAACTCACGAAAACACACGTAGAACATTCATGATCGGAAATCATGAACAACGAGTAGAATGGTATTGTGAAGAACATCCAGAGTTAAAAGGAATGATTGATTTTGAAAGACATCTTGAATTAGAAGAAAGAGGTTATAATGTTATTCCTTATAATGAAATTCATAAAGTTGGAAAACTAAATGTTATTCATGGTTTCTATTGGAACAAATATCATGCAGTAAAAACTCTTGATGCATTTGAAGGTAATGTTGTTTATGCACATGTTCACAATCCTCAAATGTATGCGAAGGTGACACCGATTGATAGAAAAGGTTATCATACTGCAACATCACTTCCTTGCCTATGTAATATCAAACCTGACTATCATAAGAATGCTCCAAACTTCTGGATTAATGGTTTTGGAATTGTAGAGCATCTTCCAGCAACAGGACTTTTCAATCTATATACAATTATTATTATTGATGGGTCATTTATGTTTAACGGTGTTTATTACGGCAAATCATTATAAGAACAAAAAAGAATGAGATAGTAAATTACCTCATTCTCAGGGTGGATCAATCGCTCACTGGAACGGGATCGAATATGATCCGTATCCGGATTCCCCAGCAGCAAGTACCCTGATGAAATCTAAATGAATAGTTTTCATCTTCACTTATTAATATATATAGTTAGAACAAATTAAAAATTCCTACATGGTAAATCACGAACAGACTTTAAGCAAAATTATGAGGGTTCAGTCTGTACCCTGTAAAAAGGAGATAAGACCATGACATATAAAGATCAATTCGTCGTAGAAGTAAAATGCAGAGGAAAAATTCTAAGAGTACAAGATGATTTTGTACGCCTACCTTTTGGAAGTGAGTATTCGCTTTACATAAAGAATCTCAATTCAAGAAAAGCTTCCATAAACATTTCAATTGATGGAGAAGATGTACTTGACGACCATGCGTTGATATTAGATGCAAACTCAAGTACAGAACTTGAAGGGTTTCTGAGAGGAACGACTGCAAAAAATAGATTCAAATTCATTAACAAGACAAAAGAAATTCAAGAATATCGTGGTGATAAAATAGATGATGGAATTATTCGAGTTGAATTTGCATATGAAAAAGCAAATCCAATTACAAAACTTATTGTTGAAGAACACCATCACCACGATCATAACCATAATCATTGGAATTATGATAATTGGTTTGTTGGAAGCTCAAATGTGAGATCATTTTCAGATGCAAGAGGTTCTATTGAATCTTCTCCTGCATCTCCTACCAATTCAGGCGATCAAACATTCTTTACATCTTGTAGTAATGTAATTATGGATTCTCTGGACTCTATGGATTCTCTTGGTATTGATGCAGTTGGAGCGCCCCTTGATGATGAAGGTATTACAGTCAAAGGTTCCGAATGTAATCAAGATTTTAGATACGGTTCAATAGGGCAACTTGAAGAATCAGAGGTTATTGTTCTCAGATTAAAAGGAATAACTGGAAATGAAGAACCTGTTCAAGCACCCATTACAGTAAAAACAAAATTAAAATGTTCAACATGTGGCAAAGTTTCTAAGTCATCAGCGAAATTTTGTGCTAACTGTGGAACATTTTTAGAATAATATAAAATAATGTAGGAATTTAGGGAGCAAGATCGAAACTGGTCTTGCTCCCGCTATCCGTTGCTGGAAAAAGATCCAAACCTGTTAGATAATTAGAACAAAATATAAAACCTAACTCATCAAAAAGGATGATAACATCATGAGCAAAAAAGTAGAAACAATAGATATTAAAGCTGTAGACGTTTATGGAGATTGTCTTGCAGATGCAGTGAATAAACTATCATTAAAAGATAGGGTTAAACCAAAAGGTTATGTTGAGATTTATGAGGAAGGTGTAAATGGAAAGAAGCAACTTGTAGGCAGACACAACCTTGTACTTTACCTTGGTAGAGAATGGGTAGCCCAAAGAATTGTTGCTACAAATAATAGTTCAGTTACTCCAAATTTTAATGAATATATATCATGGTTTGGACTTGGAGATGGTGGAGTAATACCAGGAGATCCATTTAATCCTTCTCCTCCAGTTATAACTGATACAGATTTATCATCCAGAATAATGATTAATGCAACTGATTCATCTGCTGCAGATTATCATGCTATTGCGGCAGGGTATCCAGAAACAGGATATTATAAAATACCATTCGACACAATTGAGTTTGAACAAGATGCACAAAATGATGATGCATGGTTAGTATTAAAACTTACTGTTACAGTTGGAATTGATGATGCCAACGGAAATCAATTAAGTGAAGCAGGATTGTTTACTTCTGCTTCCAATGCAGGCGGGTATAGTGGAAATTTTAATATTTTTTCAAGAGTTACTTTCCCATCAATTGTCAAAACAATTGACCGCAGAATTATATTTAACTGGTTCTTATATGTATAAAAATTGAAGAAGTATTTTCAATTATAGACCTGGAGAGAAAGGAAGATAAAGAATAGATTATAGAGAAAACATTATTAAACGGAGGATACGCAATGGCTAACGTGAGCCCCGGTGTTTACACCAAAATTATCGACCTTTCTCAATTCGTGCAAGCTGTACCATCAACAATTGGGTTTATTGCTGCATTGACAGAGAAGGGAGAAGACAACGAACTCAAATTTATAGGATCTCGAGCAGATTTTATTTCAGAATTTGGGGAACCAAACATTTCAACTTATGGGAAGCAATATGGGCAAGGTCCTTATTGTTCTTATAACTACCTTGGTGAATCTGGCGCTCTTTATTTCATGAGAGTATTGTCAGACAATGCCACATTTGCAAACATGAGAATTGATGCAACTATAGGCGCCACTGATACGACTGCAGGTTATTCAATTACATTTGTAGAAAGTATGAATACTACAAGTGACTTTGGTACTAACTTGGCACAATCAGGAACTACATATCCAATTGCTTTCTTGAGACCAATTGGCCGTGGTCAATGGTACAACAAATTAGGGGTTAGATTTACTGAAATATCAAACCCAACAGCATGGGATCAATATGTTATGGATGTTTATGAAAAACAATCAGATGGTGACGATATTATTATTGAATCATTTGAAGTTTCATTTAATCCTCAAGCAAGAGACAATGCAGGAGAATCATTATGGATCGTCGACGTTCTTGCACTTTATTCATCAATGCTTCGTGCAGAGATGTATATAAGTGAATCACTTGGAACATATTCTGCTGGTTACGAAGAAAATATTCGTGTTTATGACAAGGATATTGGAACAGTAACTGTTGTAGAAACAGCTTTAGCAGCAACAATTACAGATAACAAACAGGACTTTGGCGATTGGGAATCAGCTGCTGGTCCTGCTACATATGTTGTAACTGCAAAAGACGCAAAAGGAAATGAACTATGGGGTTGGTTAGGAGCAGCTGGTGGAGATGATGATGAACTATGTGCAGTCTATTCAGATAGAATGTTGACTAGTCAATCATGGAATGGCAGTACTACAAGTTTTGATTCTGATACAGAAGTAGAATATAGAATCAAAAAATCATATGGTACTGTTGCTACTGCTTTTACATCATCTATTCCACCATTAAGAAAGGGATCAGAAGGTGATCTTTTATTAGATGCTGATGGTTCATTAAATACTACTGAAGCAACACTGCTTCTAAGTCAAGCATACCGTGGTATTATTGATGATTCAGTTCTTGACAATGAAAATATTTACTTCTCAATGGTATTTGATTGTGGATATCCAGCAGATGTAAAAACAGCAATCAGCTATATATGTCAAACAAGGCGTGACTGTGTTGGTATTCTTGACAATGGTGATAATTCAACTGTTACCTTATCACTCGCAGCAAGAAACGACACTAACACATTTAATACTTACTTTGTTGCACTTTATGAAGAATACAATAAAGTGTATGATTCATTTACAGGACAAGATATGTGGATTTCACCAGTCTATCATATGTCCTACATTCTGCCAAGAAACGATACTGTTGCTGAACTTTGGTTTGCAGCAGCTGGTTTCAACAGAGCAGCAATTGATTCAATTAAAGATTTGAGATTCAATCCAAGACTTGGTGAGAGAGATCAAATGTACTTGGCACAATTAAACCCGATTGTGAAATTCAATCCTGGTTATGTTGTTTGGGGTCAGCTGACTTCTCAAGCAAAAGCAAGCGCTTTACAAGACTTGAATATTGTTCGACTTATACTTTATATCAAGAGAGCATTTGAGGACTTTTGTAAGTTCTTCATCTTTGAACAAAATGATGAAATCACATGGTCACTTGTTGCAGGTCAACTTGTAGAATTTCTTGAAGTTATCAGAAAGAAACGTGGTCTTTACAACTACTCAGTAGAAGTAGGGGCAACTGATTATGAAAGAAAAACTAAGAAATTTCATGTTGATGTAACTCTTGAACCTACAAGAGCTGTTGAACAAATTCAATTGAATTTCTTCATAGTATAATAAGCAAAAAAATAGACCTGGTTGGAGTAATCCTTCCAGGTCTATTTTACGTCGAAATTAATTCAATGGAACAACTGACAAGGAATGTTTAGTGTTTGTTAATTC